TGAACCCCTCTATACTGAGATGACTCTTGAGGTCGCTCGTGAAGACGAGAGGGATGCAATAAGGATGCTTATGAAGAAATGTGCTAGTGTTAAGGATTTCACTATTAGACATGCGTGTATTGTTATTGACTATCTTACAACGACAACTAGCACTTGGAAAGAGCTTATGGGCAATATGTTCAAGGAAAATATAATTAGGTTAATTGACAAGCTTACATTACCCAATATACAGAAAATCCTAAGGGTTGATTCCAATACTATTATTCGTAGTAAGATGGTCGCTTGTGCTGGATACTTTAAGGCCTATTTAGATAAGGCCACTGCCACATTGGCTAAGCTTAATGAGGAATACCCTTTTCTCAAGTATGCTGCTATGTTATCCACATTTGTATCCGCTGTTGGTGTTCTTATTTATACTTTATGGCCTACTAATATGTCACACAAACCCCCTTCCTCTAATATATATCGGCGTACTAATAAGCGTGTTGATAATTTTTCAAAAATCAAAGAATATATAACTACCCAAGCTAAAACAGATGACGATATTATTCGTAAGATCATTAATAAAAATTCACTTATTTTACAATTACCTGATTGTACTACCAAAAGTGGAGTTATAACTGTTTTGGCTGGCTCTGTTGCGATTTTGCCTACACATTATTTTACCTTTATGCAGAGGCGACTCGACTCAGGTCTATATAGTGATTTTGATTCCATTAGAATGTTATTTCCTAATGGTGAACTGTTTAAAGAAAGTTCAGTTAGGGAATTTTTGGATGCGAAACAAAAACGTATTGATCATTCAGATCTTACACTCTTTTTGTTACCTGGTCAAAGCAAAATATTTCCAAACATTTTGCGCCTGTTTTTTACCACTGATGATTTACATGGTGTACATAACATTGATGCTAAATTTGTTAATATAGATATAGATTGTGTTAATGTTTCTGATGTAGACGTCACTATATGTAAGCAGGGTGTTTCATATTATGGTGGAGAAGACAAGATCAATTGTGCATTAGCTGCTAAATATAATTGTGACTCAGAACCTGGTGATTGCGGTGCTTTATTGATGGCCCGAGATACGAAGTTGTATCCTCGACCTTTGTTGGGTATACATGTTGCTGGGTCAAAGATGCCCTTATTCTTTTCTGACGTTGGCTATTGTGCTCTTACGGTGTCTGAAGACATTACTTTTGCAGTTGATGCATTTAATACTTTTGATATTCAAAGCCCCCCAGAATCAAACCTTATATTGAATAAAGAAGCTAGGCCACCACCTGGAAACTTTAGAGCTTTAGGCAAGGCGCTTGTGCCTATACACCAAGCTACCAAATCTCAGCTTAAGAAGGTCTATAGCTTATATGGTATGTTTGGTGAATGCGATAAGGCTCCAGCTCAATTGGCTAGGGTCCACAAAGATGGTATTATGGTTGACCCTTTAGATATTGCTATCTCTGGTTATGATAAATCCATTCCTTATGTTTTTGCACCAGCTTTGACAGCAGCTTCTCAGAGTCTTGTTTCGCATATTAAGACGAACAGCACTCCTTTTGAAGGTTGCATTTATTCTTTTGATGTTGCAGTTGCTGGTATAGCTGGAGTTGATTTTATTGATGGTATTTCACGTGCCACGTCAGCTGGTTATCCTCAC